TTTTTCAATGATAGTAACATTATAACTCAAACAGTCCCATATTTGCAAGTAATCCAAAGGCAAAGTTGCATTTTTGAGGTCTGTTTGCCTTGATACAAAGGCATGAAGTGGAAGTTTATCGTATAGGGCACCGTAGTTTGGTAACAACACCTCTATACGAAAGGCTTGATTCTTAATACACTTCAATGTCATCCAAATACAAGGCTCTAATTCTCCATGGCCTTTTTCAAAGTCATAGAGAAACTCCTTCTTAACGAAGCATTGAATTGGTGGCAAATTATGTACAAGAAATGCCATCTTATTTATTTTCCTTTGTTAAGTTTTTAATAACTACTGATTTACCTACTACTTCATAATCTAATTTATCACCAACATTCCAATCCAATTCTTTAACAAGTTCTTCTGGTATTTCTAAAATTGCATCACCAAAACAATCTATTGCTAATACTTTAGCTTCATAAATCTTTGACATGATTCACCTCTATTTCGCATTTGTTTAAGAATTTTAAACCTTCTTCACTTCTATAATGACTACGAAAATAAAACCTTTTAATGCCTGCTTGATGAATAAGTTTAGCACAATCTAGGCATGGTGCGTGAGTACAAATCATGTCAGCACCATCAGTAGAGTTGGTAGACCGTGCTACTTTGGCAATTGCATTTGTTTCTGCGTGTAAAACTTCGGGTCTAGTTTTTAATACTTGGCCGCCATCTTCATGTTGTTCTATTAAATCTTCACAGTTATTATCCCAACCACTTGGCATTCCATTATAACCAATACCAATAATTGTGTTATCTTTTACAATCACACAACCAACTTGTAAGCGTTTAGCAGAAGATAATTGTGCATAGGCTTCTGCTGCCTTTAAGTGTGCTTGAATAAATTTTTCTTTCATTGTAGAACAACTAAAGGAACTTGTATTCTTTTCAATGCATTAGCATAAACAAAGAATGGAAAAAATCTTTCACCTAAAAAACCTGGGTATCTCCAAGGATGAATCTCTGATGTTGTTTGTTGTGTTGGATAAACTTCTTTACAATTTTTCCAAATGTATTCTAGTACAGAAAAAAATTCACTTGCATAACGAGTAAATAAATCTCGCCTCATAATATATGTTGTTTCAAAATTTATCACATTATTGTGTGTAAACCAGTTCATGTGCTGCCGATATTGCGGACACAATTGAACAATAGCATCTTTAAATAAATTCCAGTATTCGATTGGTTCATACATCAAATATTGTTGTTCTACAGAATATGGCAGTGCTATAGAATGATTTGTTAACACTTCAGCTGTCTGTAGATATTCTAATGCTAAATCTTTTTCTTGATCCGTACCAAATAAATTAGCAACAGTTTGATCCGATTGTATTTCAATTTTTGCTATATTCTTTTCGGCCTTACGATCCAACATTAGATAACGGCGATAAGTTGTACAACCAACATAATCATGTGTACAATTTTTCATCATCCAATATTCTGTTGCTTGTTGTCCTAATGCACGAAGAAAATTATCCTCTGAACACATATGGTATATTGGTCGAAACTTGCTTATATCTTCTTTGCTTCTGTTTACATTCGTAAACGGTTTGGATTCGTCAGGTGAATGCCAAGAAAAAGGTTCTAAACCGCCAGCATAAGTTGGAACAATCCATTTAGAATTCCAATTAAATGGAAAATCTTTGTGAAAATGAGAGTACATTACTAAGGACATTATTCTTCCTTAGGTGCGTTTTTATTTTTCTTTTCGTGCTTGACTGGAATTGAAGCAAGAATTTGAGCTTCAATCATTGATTTTTTAAAAGAAGTAGGATCGGTACAAAATTTACCGGCTAACATCCGTTTGATTGATTTACTCAACCGAAAATTCTCATTTTGCTTATTCATAATATCTCCAAGTAAAGCGGGGCAAAAGCCCCGCCGAGTTATGCAGCTTTCTTCTCTTGCAGAAGTTGCGGCTTAAACTCTTTAAGTTCATTACCAATTTCAATCTTGCGTGGCTTCTTATGTTCTGGAATAATATTTTCCAAACCAATACGCAAAATTCCATCTTTAAATTCTGCACCTTTAACTTCTACAGTATCAGCAATAGTCAATTGTTTTGTAAATGACCGAGTGCCAATACCACGATGCAGATATGTCACTTCAACATCTTTTTCTTTTTTCTCACCTTTGATTGTCAATGTACCATCTTCTGCTGTAATTTCAATTTCTTCTTTACTGAATCCAGCAATAGCAAGCTCGACAACATAATGTGTGTCTTTTAGCTTGATGATATTGTGGGGTGGAAAAGATTGGGTTACTTTTGTTGCATTATCTACATTCAAAAGTCTTTCAACATCATCAAAGAAACGCTCAAAACCCAATGTTGTGTGAGCCAATGGCCCAAATGAAATATGACCGAGTGTCATGTTATTTCTCCTATTAAGCGAGTTAATCAAAATTGCGGCCCATTAGGCGCCGCACCATTATTTATACAACAATTCAATAATCAGTTGTTTTTTTGCCAATATTATATTTGGCAATCAAATCCCAATCATCTTTTTCTTTAAAAGAAATAATCTTTATTTGGTGTAAAGGTGCTATATTACCTTCAATTAGTTTACGATTTAGAATCTTTACAAGACCCCATTCTTCCAATAAATTAGCAATTGCATTTCGTCTTTGTATATCATTCTCTGAAATATTAGATGGTTTACCATCCAATGCAAATAGTTCTTTAAAGTGTACGATATAATACTTGCCTTGTTTATGTAGAATATGGCAAGATTGATACAATACTTTTTCTTTCCGTGAAGAAACACCAATACGAGTGAGAGTTTCTCTCACCTTTAAAAAATCGTCTTGTTCGTTAAGGCTTACCTCAACAAACTGAGTCAAGTCAACCATATTACTTCCTTAATCCACCGGTATCGGTTTGTTCTTTTAGTTGTTGGATTTGGTCTTTGCTTAGTAGTCGGAGTGCCTCTTGGGCTTTTGAATCGGAGAAACCATAGATTTGTTTTATACATTCTAAATCATCACTTTTCTCAGACTTAACCCACTTCGCAAAGGGCCTCTTTTGAGACCTGACGGTATTTAGTAAAAAGTCATTTTGCAACTTCTTATCCAAGAAATGGCGTCTGTTCATTTCATTTGCATACAGAACGCAATCTTTATGATAAGATAAAGAGCGATTAATTAAGAATGGATTGTATTCTTTTTCTGAAAGGTCGTCAACAATTAACTGTTTTTTACCTTGTAAAATTTCTTTGACGAAATCGAATGGGTTCATACGAACTCACAAGATACCATTAATTCAGTCAAACAAGCCACAGTATTCACCTCTTGGTCTGCAACAAACGCAGCCTTGTATTGATAGTCAGCAAGAATGATGACTGCTTGTGGAATTGATTGAGGTTTCATTACATCATAGAGAGAATCATAAATCTTACGATACAGAACCGTGCTATCAATTTCGTGTGTTGCAACCCACTTACGAATAGAAGCAAAGTCTTTTGATGAAATTGATTTGGTCAGTTCTTCAATAGATACATCAGCAATCTGTGTAAGAATACCTGTATCAATTTTACCAAACTGAGAATAACGCTGAAGTTCATTCAGCACACGGCGAAAATCTGGGAAATGTTTTTTGATTAACTCAGCAAGAACCTTGTCATCTGCATCAACGGATTCACTTTGCAAAATTGTTTGAATTCGCTTGAAGAACGCCGAAGCCATCTTGGCCTTCTCACCATTCTTGAGGCCAAAATCAATGACCGCACAACGACTATGAAGTGGATCTATAATGCGATTTTTATAATTACAAGTAAAGATGAAGGAACAATTACTTGCAAATTCTTCTATTGCATTACGGAGAGCCGGTTGAGTTGAATTTGGATTTAAATAATCTGCTTCATCGATAATGATAACCTTGCGGCCACCAGAGAGTGACATTGATGAAGCATAGTTTTTAATTTTGGTCCTGAATGTGTCAATACCACTTTCATCAGAACCATTGATTACCATGAAGTCGCAACCGATTTCGTTGCACATCGCTTTCGCTATCGTGGTCTTGCCAACGCCGGCTCCACCACTCAATAGGAGATTGGGTATCTCTTTTTGATTCACATATTCCTGAAACGGCTTTTTCAGACGGTCTGGAAGAATACAATCTTCTACCGTCTGAGGCCGGTACTTCTCTGTCCATAACAAATGTTCCATAAGAACCTTTCACATAAATCATAATTTAATCACGCTCATTCAAACGAGCAACAACATATTCAATAGATTCTTCCACTTCCCAAGTTTCATTTACGCCACAGTAAAGTATGGTTGTTTTTACTGTAGTTTTTTTCCCTTTTTTTTCAATGTTTTGAACTCTTTCGTGGACATGTATAACTTTGTTTACATTAATTGCAAAGCTTTGACCTTTAAATTCTTCTACTGCATTAGTAAACCATTTAAACATTATACCCCCTTTTCAAATTTAGAACCTTGCTCAGTTGTAATCCAATATTGCAACGGAAGGTTTTTGTTTTTAAAATGTGAAATGCCTTTAGATGAAATAGAAACTTCATAAGTGCCGGCCAATACCTTTGTAATGTTTTCTGTTTTGAAAATCATTTTGTATTTGTTGCCATTACCATTTGCAATTTCTAAAGCATCGGTGTGAGCAGAATCATTTTGTAGGTCGAGTGTCACAATACTTACTTTTTTACCA